GCGAGGTCAGAAAGTTAGCCGATGAACTTATCAAACAGAACCTTGGTTCACGACAACAAACTAGACAGGAAGAGCCTGAAGTAGATTTCTTTGAGAATCCACAGAAGGCAGTTCAAAGGACTGTTGATAATCACCCTGACATCCTAGCGGCACGACAAGTAACGCAAGAGATGAAAAGGGCGCAAATTCAGCAAAGGTTAGCGCAAGAACATCCCGACTTTGGAGACATCGCCAAAGATCAGGACTTTGCAAATTGGGTGAAATCTAGCCCTATTCGCATTAAGATTTTTGAGCAAGCCGATTCTGGATATGATTTCGACTCAGCCAATGAATTGCTATCTACCTATAAACAGCTACGTTCTGTTAAACAGAAGCAAACTAGTGATGATGGCGAGGTAACTCGCAAGCAGAACTTAAAAGCAGTAGGTGTTGATGTAGGTGGTTCTGGTGAATCATCAAAGAAGGTATACAGAAGGGCTGACCTTATTCGGCTCAAAATGCAAGACCCAAATCGATATGACGCTTTAAGTGACGAGATCATGGCGGCATACCAAGAAGGTCGGGTTCGTTAAACTTTAGGAGATTTAATCATGGCATATCCTACCCCAGCGGTAACAGTAACCACCGCAGCAACGTTCATCCCCGAAATCTGGAGTGATGAAATCATCGCAGCATACAAGAAGAATCTTGTATTGGCTAACATCGTAATGAAGATGAACTTCAAAGGTAAGAAGGGCGATGCGGTTCACATCCCTGCACCTACCCGTGGTTCAGCTTCAGCAAAAGCGGCATCTACTGCCGTCACTCTGATTGCCGATACTGAAACAGAGATTAAAGTGTACATTAACAAGCACTTTGAGTATTCACGTTTCATTGAGGACATCGTTGAAGCACAAGCCCTGAACAGCTTGCGCCAGTTCTACACTGCTGACGCTGGCTATGCGCTTGCCAAGCAAGTAGACACTAGCTTGATCCAATTGGGTCGTGCATTCAATGGTGCTACTGTCGGTACTAACGACTACGCAACAAGCAATGCAACCACCAAAGCCTTCATTGGCGGTGATGGTACTACTGCTTACAACAGCACATCTTCCAATGCTTCCGCTTTGACTGATGCCGCTATTCGCAGAACCATTCAGCGTTTGGATGACAATGACACTCCTATGGATGGTCGTTTCTTTATCATTCCTCCTTCAAGCCGCAATACGTTGATGGGTCTTTCCCGTTACACAGAACAGGCTTTTGTGGGTAATGGCAATGCAATCCGCACTGGTGAAATCGGTAACCTATATGGTATTCCTGTGTTTACATCTAGCAATGCTGATACTGGTGCAGGTAACACTGCAACAGATCGTATCTGCTTGATGGGTCACAAGGACTGTATGGTTCTGGTTGAGCAAATTGGTATCCGTTCACAGACTCAGTACAAACAAGACTACTTGGCTACTTTGTTTACATCTGATACTTTGTATGGTGTAAAAGCACTTCGTGCAGCCGCTACAACTGGTGCAGCTTTGTCTTCTAGCGCATTTGCGTTAGCAGTTCCAGCCTAATAGTTGCCTTTTCCCCTCGCCTTAATCGGTGGGGGGATTTTTTACATCAAGGAGATTTATTATGGCAGCAGCAACAGCAGTAGTTTCCCGTAGGGGAACTGACCAATTCCGAGGTCTTTTTTCGGATACTTGGTCTGTAACAGCAACACTAAACGCTTCATCTTTAGTTGATGGCGCAGGTGAAACAAACACCATTACAGTACCTGGCGTTAAGCTAGGCGACATTGTGATGAACATCAGTATGGGTGTGGATGTCTCTGGACTCTCCATCACGCCTTATGTCTCAGCAGCAGATACTGTCTCAATTCGTTTCCAAAACGAAAGTACAGCTACTGTGGACTTAGCAAGCACTACAGTTAAGTGCGTTGTAGTTCGTTTGGTATGATAAAAGGGGGCTAATACCCCCCTTTTTTTGGAGTTTTTTATGGCTACTTTTCGTTGTTTACAGTCTGGTACTCTAATAACTTTCACCTTTCAGCACGATATTGATAGCATGAAAGGTCACGAAGGATACGTTCTTGTTGAGGAAACTCCAAAGGAAGACAAACCTAAGGTTGGAAGACCAAAAAAAGAGGTTTCAAATGTCGGAAATTGATCCAAGAGAATTTGGTAAACTTGAAGCCCAAGTTGAGGCTCTACAGGTAGAAGTTCAAGCACTTCGCCAAGATATTAAAACGCTTTTAGAAATGGCAAACAAATCTAAAGGCGGTTTTTTCGTTGGAATGGCTATCGCCTCTGTTATTGGCGGTGTCATTTCTTTTGTTGCAACCAAGCTAGTTCGATAGGAAAAATCATGTACGGAAAATCACCCAAAATGTCTAGTCCAAAGATGCCTAAATCTGATTCTAAAAAAGGTATGCCTTTGTCAATAATGATTGCTGTTGGTAAGCCTAAAGCCATGCCTACTCGTGGTGGTCGCACAGCTACTAATATGATGAAAAAGTCTGGACGAGGTAAATAATGTCTTCTTTAACTGCTCCCGTTACGCTTCTTAGCTCTGTTACTGCTACAGGTGCTTCTAAAGCTGTTCAGGTAGATGCTGGTATGCCAGCAATTCTGCACGTTACAGGTATCACAACTGCTACTGTTGCCCTTCAAGGTAGTCTTGATGGCACAACATTTAGCACTGTTGGCACTGCTTTAACGGCTGATGGCTTTGTTACTTTGGCTAATGCTCCTAAGTATTTAAGAGCCAATTGCACAGCGTATACATCTGGAACAATCATCGCAAAGATATTGTACTGATATGGCAACTAAGTCTAAGGTCAATCAAGCAAAGGTTTACACCAAACCTACCATGCGTAAAGCCTTGTTTGAGAAGATTAAGGCGGGTGGCTCGGGAGGTGATCCTGGTGAATGGTCAGCCCGTAAAGCACAACTTCTTGCGAGAGAATATAAAGCTAAAGGTGGGGGTTATAAGACATGAGCAAAGAGAAAACACACTATTTGCCTGATGGCAAGCCTTACAAAGGTGAGACTCACAAGGTCGGCACTAAGTTAATGACGGGTGCTAAACATACACCCACAAGTAAGACTTTGACTCATACACCAAAGAAGAAGAAATGAAGAACCCTCAACAATCCCTGAAAGATTGGTCTAAGCAGAATTGGAGAACCAAGTCTGGTAAACCTTCATCTGTTACGGGTGAGAGGTATTTACCCGAGGCGGCTATCAAGTCTTTGTCTTCTAAAGAGTATGCGGCAACCACTAAGGCCAAGCGTGAAGGCACAAAGGCTGGTAAACAGTTTGTTGCCCAACCTAAAGCCATTGCAAAGAAAACAGCAAAATTTAGATGAGGTAGATATGAAGACTCCTGCTTGGCAAACAAAAGAAGGAAAAAACCCCAAAGGGGGCTTGAATGCTAAAGGCAGAGCATCGTATAATGCAGAAACTGGTGGGAATCTAAAACCACCCGTCAAATCGGGAGACAACCCTCGTAGGGCATCCTTTCTAGCACGAATGGGCGGCAATTCTGGCCCTGAGATGAAAGATGGAAAGCCTACCCGACTTTTACTTTCTCTTAGAGCTTGGGGCGCAACGTCCAAGGAAGACGCTAAAGCTAAGGCTAAAGCGATCTCTAAGAGGAATAGTAAATGAGGCCAGAATCAGTCGGAGTTAGCCCTACAGCCAATACGCTGACAACTGTTTATACAGTTCCTACGGGTTATTACGCCAAGTTTACTGTGATGTACATTCACAACACTGGCGGTTCGACTAAGCACATTACTGTTCAGTGGTATGACGCAAGTTCTGCATCTACCTTGGATATTCTTACGGCTTTAGACTTTAGTACAAAAGAATATCTACAGTTTGATGGCAATGCCTATATTGTGTTTGAAGAGGGCGACAAACTCCAAATCACAACCCAATCGGGTAGCACATTTAGCTTTATTGCAACATTTGAGGTTCAGGGAGCACAACGAACATGACCTACTTAGAACTTGTTAACGATGTGTTAGTTCGCTTGCGTGAAAGCACAGTTACAACTGTTAGCGAAACAGCCTACTCCTCTTTAATTGGCAAGTTTGTCAATGATGCAAAACGTCAAATTGAAGATTCCTATAACTGGAATGTGCTGTCTCAGACAATTACAGTTACTACTGTTAGTGCCACAAGTTCTTACTCTTTAACAGGTGCGGGTCAGAAGTTTCGCATCAATGATGCTATTAACACTACCAGTGTTATTACTTTAGATAACACAACTACTGCGGATATGAACCGCAAGCTCAACTTTGGCACACCTTCACAGTCTATTCCTAGCGAGTTCTGCTTTAACGGGGTAGATGGTAGTGGAGACACAAAGATTGACCTGTTTCCTGTTCCTGATGGCGTGTATACACTGAAGTTTGATCTAACCATCCCACAGGCTAATCTGTCTGCTGATGGCACATCTGTCAAGGTTTTGGACTACTTGGTGACTCAAAGTGCCTATGCCCGTGGTTTGATTGAGCGTGGTGAAGATGGTGGCACTGCCTCTTCTGAAGCCTATGCCTTGTTTAGAGGGATGCTATCTGATGCTATTGCATTGGAAAGCACTCGTTATCCTGAAGATAATTTCGTGGCGGTCTAATGTCTAAGCCTCTACAAAGTTACAGTCTCTCAGCACCAGGCTTCTACGGCCTGAATACTGAAGATTCTCCCCTTGATTTAGGGGCTGGCTTTGCTTTGGTTGCGACTAACTGCATCTTGGATCAGTATGGTCGTATTGGTGCTAGAAAAGGCTACACAAGGGTTAACTCCTCTTCTGGCAATCTAGGTGCTAATGATGTGGGTGTTATCCATGAATTAGTGCAAAACGATGGTACTTTGACTGTCCTTTTTGCGGGAAACAACAAGCTATTCAAACTTGGTACTGCTAATGCTGTGACTGAGTTGACCTATGGTGGTGGCGGTACTGCTCCTACTATTACTGCATCTAACTGGCAAACTGCATCTTTAAATGGGATTGCATACTTCTTCCAAACAGGTCACGATCCTTTGATCTATGACCCTGCTGTCAGTATCACTACATTCAGAAGAGTCTCTGAGAAAACTGGCTATGTAGGAACAGTTCCATCTGCCAACATTGCCATCTCTGCATTTGGTCGCTTGTGGGTTGCCAGCACATCGTCAGATAAGGTCACTATCAGCTTTTCTGATCTGATTGCAGGTCATGTATGGGGTGGCGGCACTTCAGGCTCATTGGATGTTTCACGGGTCTGGCCCAATGGTGCTGATGAGATCATGGGCTTGGCAGCGCACAATGATTTTTTGTTCATCTTTGGTAAACGACAAATTCTTGTCTATTCTGGTGCTTCTACCCCTGCTTCTCTCGTTCTAAGCGACACAGTAGGTTCTATTGGGTGTATCGCAAGAGATACCATTCAAAGCATTGGCTCTGATGTTGTGTTCTTGTCTGACTCAGGTGTTCGCTCACTGATGAGAACAATCCAAGAGAAGTCTGCGCCACTTAGAGACTTGTCTAAGAATGTGCGTTTTGATCTGAACTCATCATTGTCAGGTGAGACATTGGCTAATCTGAAGTCTGTTTACTCAGAAAAAGAAGCCTTTTATCTGCTTGTTCTACCTGCTACCTTTCAAGTTTATTGCTTTGATACCAAACAATCTTTGCAAGATGGTGCTTCCCGTGTAACCAAATGGGACTCTATTGCGCCAACTGCATTGCGTTCTTTGCGTAATGGTGACTTGTTAATTGGTAAGAGTGGCTTTATTGGTAAGTATGGCGGTTTTATAGATGACACAACAACGTACCGATTTGCGTACTACACCAACAATGCTGACCTTGGCAACCCAAACCAGATTTCTGTTTTAAAGACTATTTCAGCCATTGTGATTGGTGGCTCAAATCAGTTCTTAACGATCAATTGGGGCTTTGATTATTCTGGTGCTTACCAAGCTCAAAATATTTATATTCCTACCCAAGTGAGTTATGAGTATGGAACTGCTGAATATGGAACTGCTGAGTATACAAGTGGTATTGCAATTAAGACATTGAGAGCAAATGCTTCTGGTGCGGGAAAGATTGTCCAGACAGGTTATGAGACAACGATTAACGGCACACAGTTATCACTTCAAAAGATTGAAATTCAAGCCAAAGATGGCAGAACAGCCTAAGAGGTAAACATGAGTAATTACACCAAAACAGTAAACTTTGCGACTAAAGACAACTTATCGCCTGGCAATCCTTTAAAGATTGTCAAAGGCACTGAGATTGACACTGAGTACAACAACATTGCTACTGCTGTTGCGACTAAGACAGACAACTCTGCTGCTGCAATTACGGGCGGTGCAATTGATGGTGCGGCTATTGGCGGGACTACTCCTGCTGCGGGTGCGTTCACAACCCTAGCGGCATCAAGCACAACAACTTTAGCGGGTGCGTTGGTTGGTGCGGTAACTCAAGCGGCATTTAACACAGTCTCAACTACCTTGAATCTAGGTGGTGCGGCTACTGCTGTCAACATTGGTGCGGCTACAGGAACTGCCACAGTAGCTAACACAACCTTGGCGGCTAAAGCAATTACGGCAAGCACGACTTTGGCGGTGACAGGTGCAAGCACATTGACAGGTGCTGTAACGGCATCAAGCACTTTGGCAGTAACGGGTGCGGCAACATTGTCATCAACTTTGGCGGTAACAGGTGTTGCAACGCTTGGTAATGGTGCTGTGCTTGGAACACCAACATCAGCTACGCTTACAAATGCTACTGGTCTGCCTATCAGCACAGGCGTAAGTGGTCTTGGAACTGGTGTTGCAACTTTTTTAGCCACGCCAAGTAGTGCTAATTTGATTTCTGCTGTTACGGACGAAACTGGAACTGGTGCGTTGGTGTTTGCAACATCGCCAACCCTAGTAACCCCTATTCTTGGAACACCCACAAGCGGTACTTTAACCAACGCTACTGGTTTACCTATCAGTACGGGTGTATCAGGATTGGGAACGGGCGTAGCAACCTTTCTAGCAACACCTAGTTCAGCAAACCTAATATCTGCCTTAACAGATGAAACAGGAACAGGCTCTGCTGTATTCGCAACAAGCCCAACTCTTGTAACACCCGCCTTGGGAACACCATCTGCATTGGTTGGCACAAATATCACGGGTACTGCTTCAGGTTTGACAGCGGGTAATGTCACAACCAATGCCAATCTAACTGGTGCAGTTACCTCAGTTGGTAATGCTACCTCACTTGGTTCATTTAGTTCTGCAAACTTGCTTTCTGCTTTGACTGACGAAACAGGAACAGGCTCTGCGGTATTTGCCACTTCACCTACTTTGGTTACTCCCATATTGGGAACACCAACAAGTGCAACTTTGACTAATGCAACTGGTTTGCCTTTGTCTACAGGTGTGACGGGAACTCTTCCCGTTGTTAATGGCGGTACAGGGCAAACAAGCTATACAGATGGTCAACTGTTGATTGGAAACTCTACTGGCAACACTCTAACCAAAGCTACTTTAACTGCTGGCACAAACGTCACCATTACCAATAGTGCTGGTGGTATTACGATTGCAGCATCGGGCGGTGGTGGAGGAACTCC